CGGTCGGCTCCCGCTCCCCGAGGGCAAGGACGGCCTCCCCCGCCTGAGCCTCGACCACATCGCCGCCACCATGGGCTTCTCGCGCAGCAGCGACACGCACAACGCCCTCGAAGACGCCCTCATGACCACGGCCTGCCTCCGCCGCCTCATCGACCGCCTACCCCCCCCGACCATCGTATGAAAAAAAACGGCCAGCATTTCCTAGAAACCTACGACCGCGACGACAGCCGCGCCGGTTGGAAATTCCCATCCGGAGGGGGCAAAGACATCGACGCCGCCTGCAACCGCTGGCTCGAAAAAAACACCCCACCCTCAAAAAAGAAAAAACGCCGCTTCGGCAACTACTGACATGAACTGGATTAAAATGCGTAGCAATCTCTGGAACGACCCCCGCGTCACCAAAATTTGCGACATCACAAACAAACCTGAGCGCGAGGTCATCGGCTCCCTGTATTGGCTCTGGACTATGGCCGACGATCAGAGCGTTGATGGTCGGCTAGACGGCTTCTCTCTGGGAGCTATCGACCGCAAGACCGGATTCAAAGGCATCGGAGCCGCCTTGGTGAAAGTCGGTTGGCTTTTGGAAACAGAAGAGGGTGTTGAGATTGCACGCTTTGACGAGCACAACGGAGCCTCCGCAAAACGCCGCGCCTCCGAGGCCAAGCGTATGCAGTTCGTTCGCAAGCCCAAGGAAACTTGTTCGCAATCCATGCGAACGGAAAGCGAACACCATGCGCAGCTAGATAAGAATAGAATAGATATATCCCCTATAGTCCCCACAGGGGACATGATGTTGGAGGTCGAAGAAACTCCCAAACACGAGGAGACACACCCCCATCTCGCCCGGCTCCGCGCCCTCTTCCGCATACAGCCCTCCACCCCGCTCGACACTTCCTCCCTCCGAGCTTGGGAAAAAAATAAAAAAAGCGCGGCGGCCCTCACCGAAGACGAGTGGCGCACCCTCGAATGGGCTTACCGCCAAAAAGAAGGCCCCGCCGCGCAGTTCCGCCGCAAGGACTTATCCACCCTTCTGAATAACCTCCTCGCCGAAGTCACCCGCGCCCGCGATTGGGCCACCCGCTCCGGCTACCACCCCACCGCCGCGCCCTCCGCCCCCGTCGAACCCGCTGGCTGGCGCGACCTTATCGAGTCCGAACACCCCGAATGCAACCTCACCACCTGGGCCGCTCTCCCCGACAGCATGAAAGCCTGGGTGCGCGAAAAACAACGCGAACTTTCCGCAGCATAAACCAAATAAAAACAACATGATCAACTACATCGAAACCATCCAAGAACCCACCGAAGGCCCCCGTGTCGTCACCCGCCACTACCCCGATTGCATCAATGATTTTCTCCGCTGGCAAGTCGGCATCTACACCGCCCGCCCCGTCGAAGAACCTCTCTACGAGACTATTTACGACGAGAATGGCCAGCCCATCCTCACCGAGTCCGACGCCATCCAGCACCGCCTCATCGGCTACGAGACGAACCCCACCGTCTTTGTCAAAGTCTTCCACCTCCTCGGCTTCGGCGCGGATTTGAAAATCGCCACCGCCGCCGCCTCACCCAAGCTCGCCGCCCTCGCCGCCTGATGAAAAACTCCCTACCCGAAAACCTCCTCGCCGAGCGAGCCGTCCTCGGAGCCGCCATCGCCGATGGCCGCCACGCCGATGCCGTGTTGGAGGTCGTGAGCCCCGACCAGCTCACGCACCCCGCCCACCGCCTCATCCTCTCCTGCCTCGCCGCCATGCGCCAAGAGGCCCGGCCCGTCGATCTCATCCTCGTCACCACCGAGTTGGAAAAGCTCGGCCAGCTTGAGGAATGCGGCGGCCATCAGGGGCTCACCGATCTCGTCCAAGACCTCGCCGTCACGGCCAACTGGCGCTACTACGCCGTCGAAGTCCTCGACATCTGGCGACGCCGCGCCATGCGCTCCGCCGCCCTCGCCATGGCCGAAGCCGCCAACGACCCCACCCTCACCACCGACGACGCCATGGAGCGCTGCGAAGTCGCCCTCTACGGCCTCCGCGAGCAATCCACCAGGGAAAACCCCGTCTCCCATTGCAAAACCGCCGTCCTCGCCGCCGTCGATCACATCGAGAAAGTCTACGCCAACCGAGGCCAGACCGTCGGCCTCGCCACCGGCATTCACGATCTCGACCGTTCCACCGGAGGATTCCTCGGCGGGCAAATGATCATCATCGCCGCCCGCCCCGCCTGCGGCAAATCCGCCCTCGGGATGCAATTCGCCCTCCACGCCGCCATGCAATCCGCCGTGCCCACCCTCGTCTTCTCCGTCGAAATGCCCAGCACCGAACTCATGGTCCGCGCTATCTGTTCCGAGGCAGGGGTCGATCTTCAAAATGTCCGCCACGGATTTTTCGGCACCAGCCAGCTTGCCGGAGTCGGAGCCGCCGCCGGGCGACTCGCCCAGGCCAAGCTCTACCTCGACGACACCCCCGGCCTCACCGTCGCCCAATTCCGCTCCCGCGCCCGCCGAGCCAAGACCCAGCACGGCCTCGGCCTCATCGTCGTCGATTACCTGCAATTCATGCACGGCAGCTCCAAGAGGGCAGGGGAGAGCCGCGCCCTCGAAGTCAGCGAGATCAGCAAAGCCATCAAGACCACCGCCAAAGAGTTAAACATCCCCATCATCGCCCTCGCCCAGCTGAACCGCGACGCCGACGAAGGCAGCAAGCCCAAGCTCTCGAACCTCCGCGAATCCGGCAGCATCGAGCAAGACGCCGACACCGTTTTGTTGATTCACCGCCTGGATAAAAACAAAAAACGCGACGCCGACGAAGAGCCCATGGATCACAACACCCTGCTCATCTTGGCCAAGCAAAGAAACGGCCCCACCCCCGAGATCAAGCTGAACTTCATCGGCCAGCACACCATTTTCCGAAATGTCACCGAAAAACTCTACAGCAACAACCAGAACGAAAGACAGAAATGAAAAGCTCAATACCCAATATAAAATTATGAACCCCGCCCCGTCCCAGCAATTTTTAATCACAACCAACGCCAAGACTCATGATTGTCATGCTTGATACTCCCGAGGATTTGGATGCGGCTGCCGGTGAGTTGGGCTGCGATGTCGAGCAATTACTGACCCCATTAACTCGGCGCAAGCGCCAGAAGCCAGAATGCCGATTCACGATAGACAATGGCGCATTTGCAAAATTCAACCCCTCTGGGTTTTTGTCGCTTCTCGAAAGAAATGCCGACGGCGTTGACCTTTGCCGGTGGGTGGCGGTTCCCGATGTCGTGGGCAGTGCCATAAGATCAATCGAAGTCTTTAACCATTGGAAAACCAAAATCTCCCGCTGGCCTTTAGCCTTTGTCTGCCAAGACGGGCAGGAGTCATTGCCGATCCCATGGGATGAGATTGTGGCCGTGTTTATCGGCGGAACGGATGATTTCAAACTAGGACGCCATGGGGCCGCTTGCGTGAAAGCGGCAAAGGCTCTTGGCAAGTGGGTCCATGTGGGACGGGTGAACACGCCTGGGCGCTTGGAATACTTTGAGGATTTGGGGGCCGATTCGTGCGACGGCACCGGCCTCGCTCGCTACTCGCACATGCGGGCGGCGATTTATGAAAACGCACGACAACCAAAACTTATATGACAAAGCAAGATCGGCTCAATGCCACATTCAAACTCTGGAAAGACTTCACATTTGAAGCCGCTCATCAACTCACCAAAGTTCCGGTGGGTCACCAATGCGGCCGACTTCACGGCCACAGCTACAAACTTCGCATCCATTGCCAGGGCAAGCTGAACCCTGAGCGTGATTGGGTGGTTGACTATGCCGATATCGCTGCCGCCACAAAGCCGATAGTCCAGCAATTAGACCACACCTTTCTCAACGATCACTTTGATTTTGAGACAACTGCCGAAAATATCGCCTATTGGGTCGCTGGCGAGATCAAGCCGAAATTGGCGTCAGTGTATGCCGTCGAGCTTTTTGAAACACCAACGACATCCGTGGTTTTTGAACTATGAAAAACTCCATCGACCCCTTGATCGCCTGTCCCGCCTGCCGCCGCGAGTGGCAGGACCACCCCGGCGTCGCGCATTGTTGCAAGCTGGCCACCGAGTTAGCCGCCAGCCTGCGCGACATCCTCACCTATGTCCGCGCCCCCGAATACTCCCGCGACATCACCGAGCAGGAAATCTTCTTCGACGCGGTGGAAAACGCCCGCCGCCTCGTCGTCAAAGCCGGGCATTTCCAAGACTATCCCCCCGAGCCTCATCCATGAAATTGACCACCGAGGACACCGAGGACACGGAAAGGGCTACGCCCGAGACGGACGCCAAAGTTTCCGGACACATTGGATTCTATTCGTGTGCAACGGTTCCCGCTGAATTGTGCCGCCGCATGGAACGCGAGCGCGACAGGGCGCGGAAGCTAGCTGAGGAATTTCACAAAGATCAGACGCGTCTACTCATGGAGCGCGACGAGGCGCGGGAGCAAGTGGCCGAACTCTCTGCGGTGGTGAAGGGACTCCGCGCCATCATGCGTCAAGAGGCTCAAGCCGCCGAAAAGAAAATCAAAGAGGCTCACGAAATCGCCTTCCGCGCCCTCATTCAGCGCGACGAAATTTTGAAAGCTATGGCAATATGACCTGCCCCACCTGCCAAGCCGATACGCGGGTTCTTTCTTGCCGACCGGTAGGAGAGGAATTTGTGCGCCGCCGCCTGTGCGAGAACGGCCACCGGTTCAACACCTCCGAGACCCTGCGGCCCGGCCCGTTTCCCTGGCGACCAGCCAAAGTCAAGAAAACCCACAAACCCAAGCCCAAACCCAAGCCGCAAGCCACCGCCTGGCTCGCCCGCATCGCCGCCGCCGTTTCCGAATGAACTCACTCCGCGACTACCTCACCGCCCACCGCTTCGATCCCGACCACGCCCTGAATCTCCTGCAAGACCACGGCATCATCTCCGACGAATGCGTCACCCCCGAAGATGTCGGCGACGCCGGACGCGCCATCACCTGGTTAAGCCTCCGCGAAGATGAACTGAAATCCTCCTCTGTGCCCTCTGTGTCCTCTGTGGTCAAATGATCCCCCA